GTTCATGAAAATCCGGCCGAGACGCGAATCGCGCGACGTGTCGATGATCTCCGGCTCGCCGATGGCTGCCAGCAGCCGCTCCGGCGCGGATGCGTGCATCAGCGGATCGTTGCGGCATCCCAGCAGATAATCCTCGACCGACATTTCGGCCTGATGCCGGTCGTCATATGCCCGCAAGAAACTGGAAAACAGTTCGCCATTCGCCATGTGTCGACTCCCGCAGCGGCAGTGGTCACGATGCAAGCATACCCCACCGAGCCTTGTAAAAACAGGGTGATACGGAAAATAACGGATTTGGCGCGCCTTGACGGGATCTGCCGGCTGCGAAAGATGACAACTCGCGGTCGGAAGGCCGACATATGCCCGCATTGACCTTAAGCATGGAGCTATTGCCGTAGGCTTCCCCCATATAGGGTAACGCGCTGCCTAGCGCCGCATCGCCGCCGATGCCCAGAAAGCCGTGGTGCCGCTTACAGGACTCGAACCTGTGACCCTCGCATTACGAATGCGATTTTAGGTGCATTCTTCACGGAAAACTAGGCCAAAAATGGCGGGTTTTCCGTGAACAAGGCGGGAACGGATGGCAATCTGTGATCCCGGCGCGATCCCAGATGTGGCGCGGGCGTGGATGAAGCGCCCGCCCCTCCCTGCCCATCGTCTCTGCTTGATGCCTCCCCTGTTGACGATTTCTGAACCCGTCATGTTCATGGTATGATCTCACCGAATCGAGAGGATCAGTCCAATGCCCTTGACCCGCAGCCCCATGCTGGAAACCGACCAATGGATTGCAGCAGCGCAACTGATCGAGGCTTATGGCGAGGGGGTTGGCGATTTCCTCGTCGCCCACATCCGATCCCTGATGGACGCCGGCGATCATGTAGGTGCCAAAACTTGGCTGGGCATCGGCAAAAAGGTGCAGTGGCTATGGTGCCCCTGCGTCACGGTTCATTGAAACCGCTATCCGATTGGGAGCTATGGGCCTGCGCGCAGCAGGTGATCAAGCAGCACGGTAGCCGCGCGCCAGCCGCCGTTGCCGCGCGGATAGGCGAATTGGCGGCAACCGGCGATCTGGAAGGCGTGCAGGCTTGGCAGGGGATTGCAGAACGTGTCGACCAGTTGGTGGACTATCGGTCAGGCAGGCCGCTCAGCAAGCAATAGGCCCTACCATCCGCGACGCGGCTCGCAGGTTATCCCGTCCCGGTTGCAGTCGAGTTCGATGCGATAGCCCGGTCTCGCCCTGATAGATCGGAGCCGTTCCCACCGCCTTCGCTTCGCGGCATGACAACCAGTAATAACCTCAGGAACGAACCGCTGACCATCACGTTTAGGCAACGGCTGCGCGACTGAATGTAAAGTAAACGCGCACTGCCTAGAGAATGGAAGGATGCCCCGATGATTAAAACCGCGCTAAAGGCGGGAGGGATGGCTTGCGCCCTTCTTCTGGCTTCGACAGCATTACCGGCCTTTGCCCAGACGAACGAGGAAATCATCGTCACAGGGCGATACGGGACGGCACCGGATAGCGTTCAATCTCTATCCCAGAATGTGAGCTATGCAGACCTCGACCTGAGCACAAAGGCGGGCAAGGAGGAATTGCGCCGGCGTCTTTCGCTGACCGCCCGATTCTTGTGCGACAAGTTGGGTGAGCCCACAACTGCATCGCCGCCTGTACCCTCTTGTCGTGACGCGGCGACAAATGACGCAATGCAGCGTGTCGGCACGATAGAAGCCAGCTTTGCGCCGCGCGGCACCGGTTGGGTTGCTCCGTCTCCTTGGCAAGCGCCGTATCCTGCCGAATGGGCGAAGCGCTATCCGTAAAGCAGCATTGAGGAGGGGTGTTGATGCGCCCCCAAAAGCAAAAAGGCCGCCCCGGTAAGGGGGCGGCCAAGCTGCACTGCGAAGACTGCGAAACTTCAGTGCAAAAGCTGTTCTTAGAAGCGGTAGGAAACGCCCAGCGAAAGCTTGTTGTTGTCGACGCGGATGCCGTTGGCACCGAGATCTTTGTTCAGACCGGCGCTGCCGAAATCCTCGATCAGATATTCAACGCGGATCGAGGTCTGCGCAGTGACGCGGGTTTCAAGGCCGGCGCCATAGACTAGAGCATCTTGCGTGTCCTTGGAGTGATAGCTGTCCACGCCGTCGAACGCGCTCAGCTTGAACTTGGTCGACTGCCAGCCGCCACGCGCATAGAGGGCGGTGCTGTCCGAAACCATGTAGCCCAGACGGGCACTGGCACCGAACGATTCACGTGCGCGAACCTTGCCGCTGATGGTGTCGGTGCCGTCGGTCAGCTTGGCCGAAGCGCTGGCGCTGCTCAGGTTGAAATTGGCTTCCACGCCGAAAAAGGCGCTGTCCGAAAGAGCATAGTCATATCCGACATAAATGCCACCGCCGACACCGTTCGCGCTGATGCCGTCAAACGATAGGTCGACGCCGCCGAGATCGGTTTTCTCGGTCTTGACCTCATAAGCATCGCGGCTGATCTGCGCGCCGATGAAAGGACCGGCAAAGACTTCCGCATAAGCAGGCGCAGCAGCAGTGGAAGCCGCGATTGCGGAGGCGAGAAGGATTTTCTTCATGAAAAATAACACCCTTGGAAAAGCTATTCGAAATATTTTGCGCGCGTAACGAATACGCGAGGGCGCGGCTAGAGCCTGTATTACGTTCTGACAAGGTCATCAGTGCAGATTCGCAACGAAATCCAAACCGATGTCGCAATTTTATCACAGGGCCGGATTCCATACCAGCGTGATCGAGGAGGGCTGACTATTCATCCCCCATTGCGGGTTGGATGATCACACCGGCCTGTTCCTCAACCCATTTCCGCAATGCGACCAGATTCCACGCCTGCCGCTCTGCTATAGCGAGCTTGGCAAGAAGTCCGTCACAATCGGTCCCTGCATAAGATCGGCAGGTGGCATCGCTAGCGATGGACACTGGAGCGAGGTCGGAACTGCTGAGATCGGTGCGGGCGGCGAGTTCTGCGCGCACGCGCTCATAGCGAGCATCAACAGAGGCAAGGCGGGCCTGATAGTCATTGAGGGTCCTTTCGGTGATTTGAGCCTGCTCCGCCTTCACGCGCTCGACATTGGCGGCAGCCTGCCGCTGCGCTTCGGCGCTGGCGGTGCGATAATTGGCGATGGTCTGCTGGTGGGCCTGCTGTTCGGCGGCAAAGTCCGTTCGTGCCTTGTCCCGTTCGGCGGTGCGGAGATCGGCCTTCATGGCGAGCAGCGCGACGGCGACGACGAGCGCAGCGATTACTGGCACCCACCAGAAGCGGCGGGCGAGGTCGATGGCGGCGGTCCAGTTCATGCCGCGATCCTCGCCAGCCAGCCATAGAGGAACGCTTCATTGGCGCTGCGTCCCTCGCAAAGCGACAGATAACGCTCGCCTTGAAGCGCATTGAGAAGAGCCAGCAGGCGGATTTCCCCTTCCTTGCCGCGCTTCTTGAGATAGGCCGATAGCGCATCCCGCGTCTTCTGTCCGGCCACGCCGTCGACCAGCAAGTCAGGATAATCGCGCCCCTGATTGTTCAAGCCATTGAGCGCGCGCTGAAGGAAGGTGCTGGCGACCTTCGGCCCCATGTTGACGCCCGTGTCCACCAGTTCAGCCGCGAGCGGCATGGAGATAGCCGCGATCTTGTCGAAGCCCGGCGCGACGACATACTGCTTCATGTAGACGCTGCGCGCGAAATCCCGCGTCATTGCCTTCATGGGGCCGGTGTATCCATTGGCCCGCGCCGTCGCGACAGTGATGCCGAAATTGGTTTCGCCGCCCCGGTCCCGGCTGTCGTTCACATAGCCGCCTTCGTTCGTCAGCACTTCCTCGATGATGCCGTTGATCGTCGCCATCTCATTTCCCCATGAAAAAGGGCACCTGAACCGTGTAAGGTTCAGACGCTCGCTTGATTACCGTCGTGTCAGTTTGGCTCAGCCGTCGAGCGGCCGCTTGCCGGTCGCGATGTCGTGCACGACGCGTTCCGCGCTCATCTCGGTTTGCACTTCTTCCCGGATCGCCGCCTTGTGCTGGACGACGCTTTCCATCAGCGCCGCGTCCACCTGTCGCAGGAAGCGGTCGGTATAGAGTTTCACCACACGGTCAGCCCCGACCGTAGCCGCCGCCGTCATCAACGCCGCGCCTTCGCCATGCACGCCCGCCTGACTGACGAGCCAGAAGGCGATGAGCGCGACCATCGGCAGCAACAGAAGGTCCGCCAGCACAAGGACCGGCTTGATCTTCACCCCCCGCTTGATGAGCAGCGCATATTTCGCGGCCAGCCCGAAAGTGAGGCCGATCGCGATCCAAGCATAACGGTAGCAGGCGGCTTCCAGCCAAGTCATTTGCTTTAACTCCAATAACGAGGCGTGTTGGCCGTTGATTGCACTGTTGGTTTTGGGTAAGATTGCGTAATGAGAAACTTGACCGGGCATAGGTTCAATTACTTCACCATTACCGCTGATTATGAACGAAGGACTGGCGGCGTATTTTGGCGGGCCATATGCGACTGTGGCAATGAACGGTGGATAGTCGCCAACCGTTTGATAACGGGGCGGAGAAAGTCTTGTGGCTGCATGAGGTCCGCACTCTGCGCTGAGCGCGCTACCAAACATGGGCGCGGGAAGGCAGGTTCTCGCAGCCGCGCTTATCGCGCTTGGGATGCGATGAAGTATCGTTGCCACACGCCGTCGAGCAAATCCTACGCCCGTTATGGCGGGCGCGGCATCACTGTCTGTGATCGCTGGCGAAACTCGTTTGAGGCATTTCTGGATGACATGGGCGAACCGCCAGAAGGGGCAACCCTTGATCGGATTGACAACAGCCGAGGATATAACCCGGACAACTGCCGCTGGGCGGACGCCAAGGAACAGGCGAGGAACCGTAGGAGCAACCGGCTTACGGCGGATGACGCAATGAGGATTAGGCAGGCCCCTAATTCCATGCGAACCGCTGACATCGCTCGCGATATTGGCGTTAGCGCCACCTTGGTTGGTTACGCTCGCCAAGGTAAAACTTGGGCTTGATTGAGCCTCAGTCCATGGCGTCATCGCCGCATTTCCTTGTGCCATTTGCGGTCCCCCGCGATGCCGATATTATGCTGCGGGTTCTTCCGGCTGCGGCTCGACCAGCGCTTGCACCCGCGTCACTTCGCGGTCGAAGTGGGCGGCGACCTGACGGATGACGCTCACGACATTCGACGCCTGATTGCGGGCGGACCCCAGCGCGGGATCGGCGGGAAGCTCTGGCAACAATGCTTCGATGTCGGCGGCAAGCTGCACGGTCGGTTCAGCCGACAGCAGCGCCTGCACGGCCTGAAGCTTGGCGAGCGAGGCAAGATCGCGTTGACACTGGAGGTCGGCAATCTGCGCGTCGAGTTGGGCGATTGTGGGTTCAGTCATGGTCAGCTTCCTTTCACTGTGATATGCCGCGACGGCAATTCGCGGAGGACGAGATGTTTGGCTGGTGGGAAAAGCGGCGACGTGAGCAGGCGGAGCGTCGCGCGTTTGAGCAGCGGATGCTGGACCAACTGCTGCTGTCTCTCCCGAAAGAGTTGGCCACGCAGCCCGGCGTCATTTCGTCCTTGCCGAGTTCCATTTCGAGCGTTGCGATGCCGCTATTCCGAAGCCAGAACGACTGACTTCGGCTTAGCCTTCGCCTTGCGCGCGGGCTTGGTTTCCGGCTCCACGCCGTCCATCTCATCCAGGGTATCGGCCACCTGAAGCGCCATGGGCTTGCCCAGCAGATCGACATAAAGGGTGGCGTTGACGCCATTGGGATCGCCTATCTTCTCCTTGCGGCCCACGATGCGCAGGCGGCTGAAGAACATGCGACCTTCCTGATGGGCGATGACGGCTTCGTCGCCTTCCCCGACCTGATGTTGCTCGATGATCCGGACTTCGAGCGGATTGACGATGGCGGCGCTGTCGATCGCCATCTTCTTGATGTGCCCATATTGATCGGCAAGCTGCTCGATCTGCGGGCCTGATCCCATGTCGTAGATCAGACCGGACGGGTTCACGCCGTCGCTGGGCTTCATCACCGCGATGATGGCGCTTTCGGGGATTTCGAGGCGTTCTTTATTCGCTGTTTTCAGGTGTAGCATGGGGGTTTCCTTATGCTGAGGGTTCGGCAATGCAGGGCTGGCCATCGACCAGCCGCCAGAGGGACAGGTTGGCCATGTCGCTGGTTCGTTCGAAAGCAATTTCGCCATCTTGGGCCTGCGTCTCGGCCTCATCGGCGGGCACATCCATCCCGCGCAGCGGCAGCCCCGTTTCCAGCGAGAAGATAACCAGTCTGCACATCATCGTTTGATCTCCGTGACTTTGAAATTACTGCCCGCAGCGGCGTAGAGCGTGCTGCCGCCACCATTCCTTTGGAACCTGATGGAGTAGGTCCGGCTCCCGGTCCCGGTGGCGGTATCGACAAACGAGAAGGCAAGGGGCGCCTTGAACGTGCCACCGCTGCCATTCATGAAAACTTCGATCTGATCGATGTAGGACGTGCCATCATGCAGGTAGGCCGTACCGCGGACATCGTCCGACGATGTAAAGCGGATATTAGCGATGATATCGATGACGCTGTTGCTGATGCTTTTCGTGACCGTCGCCGAAAGGATTTGCGTCATTGTCGTGTTTGGCAGCGTGAGCGCGCCGGCCAATGTCGCGAAGTAGACCCGCTGCACCGCGAACTCTGCAATTTTTTGGGTGCCTATCGAGAGGTCCTGAATAACGGCCGTCTTGATGTAGGTGACGCCGCTAATGACCTCAAAGGGATAGGCGGTCCCAGCGCCAGCCGACGACGTGATGGCGAACCGGTCGGCCCGGACGATTAAATCCGACCGCGACCCGTTATTGTTCGTGGTTATGCCACTGACATAGCCGTTGACATCAATCTCGACACCCCAACGCCCGAACAGCGTCGTCACATTGTTGTTGATCGTCGTGATCGCGGTCTGCTGGCTGGTGATGGTGACGCCCTGCGTCGATACCGTGGACGACAGCGAGGCGTATTGCGTGGTCAGGGTAGAAAGGGTTTCGAAGGATTGAACGATGCTGGCTTTGTTGCTGCCGTGCGAGAAGGCGCGGGGCGATGGCGCGCCTGCGAACGTCTCCACCACCTGCGGGCGAAGAAAGCGCGCCCACGAATCGCTGCCGCTCGTGGTGCCGTTCTTCTGCATAGCCATGCGCATTTTGACCGCGCCAGCAGGAGCCTGTCGTACCCATTGATAGCGCGCGTAATTATCGAGAGCCTTGCCACCGTTGGGAGGCGCCCAGGAAGGTCCATTCTCACCAAGATTCGTGCCGGCGGCGTCATAAAACCATGTCCGGATCGCGACGGTGCAGCGATTTGCGGCCGCCCAAACCGATGCTTCGTAATATTTCCCTGCTTCGACAGCGAAGTCCTGACCGAAGCGAGACCATCCCGACGCCACGTTCGTCGATTGCACGATGTTAATACTGTTCTCGCCGTCCGGGACACCGGTTGAACTGCTATCGGACCAGCCGAAGGTAATGCCGGTGATACCGCCTCCGCTGGACGTTCCCCAGCCGTCCCAGCCATTGTCGAACGATGTGTTCGTCAGCAGATTGCCCGTGCCGCTCATCGAGGCGGTGAGCGTCGTCGTCAGGGTCGCCGTCGAACCTTCGAGCGTCGTGATCGCGCTCTGCATCGTCGTGATGCTCGCGCCCTGCGCCGCGAGGGTCGAATTGATCGAGGCGACAGAACTGTTGAGGCCTGTGATCGCGCTGCTGTTGGTCGAGATGTTCGCATTCGCGGTGGATAGCCCGGTCTGGATCGTGGCGATCTGCCCGGCTTGCGTCGAAGACGCGGATTGCAGGCCCGTAATGGATGCGCCCTGAACGCCTACAGTGGTCGACAGGGCAGCATATTGACCGTCGAGGGTGGAGATCGCCGTCGCGTTCTGGATGATGCTGGCCTTGCCGGTCCCATGCGAGAAGGCGCGGGGCGATGGCGCGCCTGCGAACGTCTCCGCCACCTGCGGGCGAAGAAAGCGCGCCCAGCTATCGGAGCCTGAATTGGTGGCGTTTTTGCGAAGCGAAATCCGCATGGTCACAGCGCCAGCAGGAGCATCGCCCGAAACCCGGAATATCCGGGAGTAATTGTCCAGCGAGAGGCCGCCGCCGGCAGGCGTGTAAGTCGTCGAGCCAGTGGACCCGATGACGGCGCCCGCCGAGTCAAAAAAGGCTTGGGTAACGGAAACTGTGCACCGCGCCGCAGCGGCCCATACGGAGAGTTCGTAGCGCTTTCCGACTTCGACTGCTATGGTCTGCCGATATTCGGCCCATCCCGCAGCCGTTGCGCTTGCCTGGTTGATGAGCAGGCAGTTCTCTCCGCCCGGTTTCAGGGCACTGCCGCTGTCCCAACTGAAGGTGATGGCATCGATACCGCTGCCGCTCGCTGACGCGTAGCCCGCCGATCCGGTGGCCAAATCGGTGTTGGTCAGCAGGTTGTCGGAACCCTGCATGAACGCCGTGATTGTCGTCGTGAGGGTCGCGATAGAACCGGTGAGGTCGGTTGCGGTCTGCTGCAAGGTTGTGATTGCCGCGCCCTGGCTCGCCACCGTGGATTGTACCGTGGCGATGTCGTTCGCATTGGCGAGGATCGCCGCGCCCTGCGCCGTGATCTGCCCCTGCGCCGTCGTGAGCGCCGCCTGCATCGCGGCCGCGTCGGATTGCATGGAGGTGATGGTCGCTTGAGCAGCGGCGATATTGGTGAGCGCGGTAGCAGTATCGGCGTCGAGTTCAGCCAACTTGTCCTTTTCGTAGGGCGATGCCCCATTGGTCGCGCCCGGTTCCGCAGGCTTCAGTTCCTCAACCGGCGTGCCATCCTCATAGGTGATGTTTCCGGCGGTGATGTCGTCGGCCAGCCGATACCAGTTGGCATTGCCCGGCCCCGGCGTGGAGCCTGTCGCGGGCGTGGTGCCGACGAACAGCCACTGCGACCCATTCGGCAGCGTCACCATATCGCCTTCGCGATAGGTCTCTGCCGGGTCATAAGGGCCGCGCGGGTTGAGCGGCGCGTTGAACGCTATGTCATTGAGGCCGTGGACCTGCCAAGTGACGGCGGCCCCCTGCGCGAGCTTCCAATAGGGCGCGGCAACCGCCACCTGCTCGACACTCGCGACAGGCGGCAATGCGCTGCCGTCGGACGCAAGGGTCAGGGACGCCGTGCCGATGCCGATGGGAGCGACCCGCAACTGCCCCAGCCAGTCGACAAAGGCCACGGCGTTGACGCTGGCCGCAATCCGCTGGATCAATTCGCGGGCCGTGGTCTGCGCCGTCACCATGACGGACAGGTTCCATGGGCGCGAGGCGTTGAGCGCCGTCATGTCGCTGGCGGAGAATTTGCCCGCCCCGCCGCCGATGGTCGCGATCCGTGCAATGATGTCGCCGGGCTTGCGGCTCCAGCCGCCCACCGCATCACCCTGCACATGGAAGGACAGCAGGCCGTCAGGTGGCGCGCCAAAGCGGACATATCCGCCAGACAGGCACGTCGCCCACGCACCTGGGGCGATGGTCGCCGCCTTGAGCGACGCGAAGTTCGCGGTATTGCCGGTGGGCGCGCCGAAGCGGTTCAACCGCTCGAACGCCATCTCGACGGCGTTGATCGCGCCATAGCCGGAAAGTTGATAGATATCGTCGACCGCATCGACCAGAACTGCGGGTGCGAAGCGGGGAGCGCCCAGCGCCAGCGGCTTGACTTCGCCCTGAATGTCAGGAGGCCCGTCAGCGCCGCCAGTCCCGCCATAGGTGGCGAGCAAGGGCTGATCCAACCAGCTATCATCCACGCCGAACTTGAGCGATGCGATGCCTTCTGTCGTCGCGGGTTGCTCCTGCACCCGCCCATCGAACATCAGGGAGAAGCCGCCCCATGCGTCGCCCAATTCGCCCCGCCAGATGCGGATGCGGGTGTCGTGCAGGGAGAGCGCGGGAAGCGTCGGTATCGCATTGAACGCGACAGACATGTCCCCGCTGGGAGAGGTGATGCTGCCCGCATCGAACGCCCCGTCGAAAAAATCATACCGGAGCGTCGGCAGCGCCGCGATGGCAGGCCACCATGTCTTTCCGTCGAGATGGCACAGCCGCTCGTCATTATGGCTGGCGAGGCGCACCGGGGCGGCGGTCGAGCCGCTCCATGCGTCGATCTGGATCAGATACGCCTTCATGCGCCGAGGTCCACGATATTCGCCCGCCATTCAAAGCCGGTGGGATTGGCCCATACCGTGCCGAGGTCTCCGATCATGGGGCCGAACCAGATACGGTTCTGACGCTGCGCGTCGGCATCAGGATCGAGGATGAAGGCCAGCGCCCCCGTGTTGCCGAGTTCTTCCAGCAGCGGATGAACATAGCTTTCCACTTCGGCGCGGGTCGCAGCCGGATAGGTGATGTTGACCGTCCGCAGCTTCGCGCCCGCCTGACGGAGCAGGATGCCCCGGCGGCTGAAATCCACGCTGCCAAGATCGCGCACGCCGAAGGACGCACCATAGACCACATTACGATCAAGCTGGATTTTCCGGCCCACCACAAGCCGGGCGACGGTCGCGGCGGCATTGGACAGGCCGCCAATCGTAAAGCGCCAGTAGCGTGATGCGGGAGGCGGTGAGGCCGGGGCCTGCCAGAGCGCCTTTCCACGCCCCGACGATGGCATGGCAGTGCCAGCAAGAAAGGGCAGCGTGGCCCCCGTCCATGAACCGGCTGGGAAAGTATCGCCCTGCGCTGCCGTGGCCGCTTCGACCTTCAGCGTCCAGCCCGACGCCGCCCCGGTGCATCCCAGCATCAGGGCGGTATCGATGACCTCGTCCGCGCCCATGTCCAGGATAATCGTGCGGCTCGCCGCGCCCGTGGCGCTTTTCCACACCACGCCTATATGGTCGTTGCCCATATAGGCGGCGTCATAGCCTGCCGCCGTCGAACTGGCGGTTAGAGCGGCGAAGGGAAGCGGCTTCACGACGATGGAATTACTCACCCGAAATACTCCATCTGCGTGGCGTCCTGCTCCAGATCCACTTCGATCCGCGCCAGCAGCATCGAAGCGTCCAGGCCCTGTTCGGCATCGATGATGCGATGCGTCGGGATCGTGCCCGCCGCCACGTCCACAAGGTCCGCAACCTCCACCACAAAGCGCCGCCGCGTTGCCCCGATCAGGGCGGCACGCTGAGCGACGGCGGCCTGTGCGTCGGTCGGGCTGTCGAAAAAGCCCTCTGCCGGATCGGAACTATTGTCCCGCGCGGAGGGAAAGCGGGCTTTGATCGCGGCGTCTTCGGCGGACACAACAATCTGTGGCCGCAACGCTGCGGCGATGTCGCTTGGTAGTGCGGGCATTATGCGTAGTTCCGGTTCGTGCCGATGAAGCCGCTGTCGGCGGTCTGGGTTTTGTCTTCCAGCGCGGCGCGGATTTTCTCCAGCAGCGTTACCATGTTGGATGTGTCCGCCTGCATCGACTTGGTTGCGTTCGCGGTTTCCTCAATGAACGGGTCGGCTTCCGTGCGGATCGGCGCGACATTATCGACGGCTGCAATGGCCTTGTTCGTCGCATCCTGAATTGCATCGAACGCCTCGAAATATTTAGCGGTCGAGCCGTAAATCTGCCGTTCAATGTCGAGATAGGTTTGCGCCGCTTCGAGATACTTGTCCTGATTGATCGTCTGCCCGGCGTTGATCTGGGCAAGGAAAGGATCGAGCAGGGCTTTTGCGGACGCCTCCTGAGAGCGCAGCGACAGGGGCGAAGACGAACCCATGTTCATCGATTTCAGGAAGTCCTTGAGCGCGCTGCTCGCATCCTCCATCGCGTCCTGACGCTTGAGCGCGAACAACTGCTCCAGCTTGGCATATTCCTCTGTCGTCGCCCCCGCTTCCTCGAAAATCTTGCGGAGGGAGTCGAACTCCTTGCTCAGCTTCTCCAGCGCATATCCGGTCGGATTAAGGCGCTGCTCCAGTTCATCGAACACGCCTTCGAAGGACAGAGCCTTGCTCAGTTTCGTCTGGAGGTCGCCCGACGCCTGCAACAGCTTCTGGGTGGATGCCCGGATGCCGCTAATCGCGCCGCGCTGGATCGCGATCTGGATGGCGTAGGCGATGGCCCCTTCGGCATCGTCGTCGAACTCGGTGGCGCCTTTCTTGATCTTGAGAGATGTGCCGGTGGCGTTGACGCGCCAGTCGCCATGCCGCTGTCCAACTGTGATGTTGCCAAACGCGCCGACGCTGCCACCGAGCGCTTCCGCGATCTGGTTGAGCGACGCCATGATATTGTCGCCAACCGAGACAGCCGCCTTTTCGGCAGTGCTGCTGTTGCCGCGCGATGCTGAGACGCCGCTGGATGAAATATCGACCGCGCCCCATTTGACCTTCTTGAACAGGCCGCCAATCGCGCCGCCGAGGACGCCGCCCAACATCGAGCCGAGGGGACCGGCGAAGGAGCCAAGGCCGTCGAATACCTTGTTCAAGCCGCCTTCCAGCGCCTTGTTGAACAGCCCATTCTTGCCAGTCAGCGCACCGCCCAGCATCCCGCCGAGCGTGCCGCCAAGCTTGGACCCGCCTGTCAGTCCAGCCGTGGTGCTGCCGATGGCGGCGTTGGCGAGGACGTTGGAAAGCCCAGCAAAAAATGTGCCCTTAGGGTCGAAAATCTGCTTCAGTTTGTCACCAAGCGTTTCGGCAATGACGCGCCCGCTAACAGGATCAATCTTAGTCCCGCCAGTAGGCAAGCCGAGCAGTCCGCCAATTTTGCCGCCAACGCGAGAGAAGTCGCCTGTTTTCATACCCTCCAGGGCGCCAGCTAGGGTCCCGAAAATGCCGCCCATGCGACCGATAGCGTCGAGTTGTTGGAGATAGATATCGAGAAGCTGTCGCTCACCTTCCAGTTGGGCTTCGCGCAGTTTCTCCCTCTCCTTGTCCTGCTGGATCATCTCCGCGCCAACGGTAATCTGTCCCTTCCCCCATTCGCGCTGCCGCTTCTCCATCTCCTGTGCGAGTTTCCAGACGTTGCCTTGTGCCTGCGCGCGCGTGTCTTCTACCCACTTAGCGAGCTTCACCGCTTCGTCAGCCGCATCCTTCGCCGCCTTGGAAGTCTTGTCCTTGCGGTCCTTGATGAGTTCGTCCGCCTGCGCTTTCAGGCGCTTATTGCGATTGGCGATTGAGCGATCCTCCCACGCATCGAACGCCCCCATTGCCTGTTGCTTGCGGGTGTTAAAACTGTCCGACCAAGCCGCCGCCGCCGCTGTGCCCGCCGCGCTATACTGGATTTTCAGATCAGCCAGATTGATCGGCTTGATGTCAGCAAAGCTGGTCCCGAATATGCCGTTTGACTGCTTGGCGAGCCAATTCAATGCGGTGATCGCGCCGTTGACCATCGATTCAAGAGCCTCGATAGTTTTATTTGCCGCGAGGCGCACAGCATCGCCTAGCAAAGCCGGAAGGTTCTTCCAGATGAGACCAATGTTGTCATACGTGGCAGCGAATGCAGCATAGACCGACGCGGTCGCATCCTTGAACTGGCTGTAAAGCCATTTCGCGGCGTCGCTGACCCAGCCTTTGACGGTCGAGAACACGTCCTCCAGGCCGAGCGCTTCCTTTATCATGTCCCACGCGGCGCCTGCCGCGTCGCCTAGCGTAACATGCGTATCGGTGAGCTTTTTCGCTTCTTCTGCGGTCATCCCCAGAGTTTTGATGTAGTCGTCGACCGGGGCCTTGTTTTCGAGCGTGTCAGCGAAGCCTTTGAATGCAAGCGCTCCCGCGCTCGCCGCCGCTGCGACAGCAATGATGGCTGGATGCGCCACCAGAAAGCTGCCCACAGCACCGGCCATCTGCTTGGCCATCGCCCCGATGCCTACACCCGCCTGCTGACTTATGCCGACGATCTGACTACCCTGCTGAAACAGCGCCATCATCGCCATCTGAAGCGGCTTGGAGGATTGTGCCGCCATCGCGAATTGCAAGCCCAAATCCTGAACCTGATACGACAGGTTGAGCATCTGGTGACTGGCGAGGCGAGACTGGCCCGCCGCCTTTGCGAAGCCACTGCCCATCGACGCAATGTTGTCGTTTGCGGCTCGGGCGCTCTTGGCGATGTCGCCAGAGGCGGCATTCACCGCGCGCTTCGCCCGGTCCAAGTCTTGTTGCAGACGGGCGATTTCCGCCACTATCTCGATGGAAAGCCTGCCGGCTGGAACGCCACCCGCCATAGAATTTGCTCCATAGAAAAAGGGCGACCCGTGAGGATCGCCTTGATAAGCTGCCCGTTCGGCGCAGACCCTTGCCGCGCCCGTCTGTCACGTAAGGGGGAAGAATATGACGGTGTTTCGATATGCTTTAATGATGGTCGCGGCGCTGCCGACAACCGCTTTAGCGGCGTGGGAGTATAAGGAAAAAGCCGATCCCATGACCGATTTTACGCGCGGAATTGCGACAGCATCATCCGGCAAAGAAGCAGTAATCGTCAAATGCGACGGCGATGGTAGCCATCAGGTCTATGCAGACATTTACGTAAGCAAATACCTAGGTAGAGGGCGTAGCGCGTTTCGCGAGATCGAATATCGCGTCGATAAAGGAGAAATCCAGAAACTTCTCGCTTATCATAGCGACAATTCAATCGCCGTTATGAATAGCGGCCTCGGAAAATCTCGCGACATGTTCCTACCGGCCATCGCAAAGGGATCGTCTCTCGCGCTTCGTCTGACGACATTCGATGACGAGGATTATACTACTGTCCTTGATATTAGCGGCGGACGGGAAGCCATAGCTAAGGTCATTGAAACGTGCGGCGACAAAACGGCGCCCCCTCTTTAGATTTAAGCATGGTGAGCAATCATCGACGCCCGCCATCCCCAAGCTATGCGCAAACAGCCTAGACTTTCTTTCGTCTGAAACCCTAGCATTCCCCGGTTCGAATCGGGGAATGCAACATGCCGGACAAAACAGCCTTAAGCTATGCTTTGGACATGTTCACTGTGCCGCTTCACTGTCATTGCGGCAGGTCGTGGCAGATAAAATCAAAAAGGATCAGGCCCCAGCTTCAAACCGTTTGTCCGGGCTGTCGCGCTGTCAGTCACATTGATGCGCCCACAGCAATCCGCATCAATCAAGAACTGAACGACGCCATGAGGCAAGTGGCGGATCGTCTTGGCGTGCAGCATGTTCCTATCCCAATACCCAAGCATCGTGCAGCGCGGGCAATTAAGCCCCGTGAGCCAAAAGGCTATCCAGTCGGCCTAGTGGGTGAGAGTTTCTATCAACCAGCAATCCATCAATGCCATCCCGGCGACCGCGTTCAGTTGATCCCTGAACCAACGAATCCTCACGATCCTCGTGCGATCATGGTCGTCGCACGCGATTCAGTGATCGGATACATTCCGCGAAGCAGCTTCGTTCAACGGCTGATTTACGATGAGCGCGGCGAACATGATGCCACCATCTTGAGCCTAAAGAATGACGATGACGGCGGCCATATCGGCGTGGTCATCGACGTCGAGATTCGATAACCCGCATTCCCGCCTCCCTGAAAGATCAAGAAGGATGTATGCCGCAGCGAGAGCACGCGATCAACCTTTCCTCATCGCCCCCATCATCGCCTTGAACTGCTCCGCCACCTTATCCTTGGCCTGCGCCTGTTCCTCCGACGCGGTGTAGGGCGGCGCGCAATGCGGCCTCCGCGCCTCATGCTGCTGCGACAGGAACTCGCGTGACATGCGGCGGATGGCCTGCGCTTCCCATGGGGCGATGGCGATGCCCAGCGCCTCCATATCGTTCCTGATCTGAGCGATGGGAAGCGGGGCATCGCCCATCCCGCCGGGCGCGGTTGGGCCAATCTCCAGCCACCAGCCGATCAGATACCTGTGGGCGACCGGGGGAAGCAGCGGATGCTCGCCCCGGTCCTCCATGGCCTTCAATCGGGTGATTGGCTCCGGCCTTTTGCCTGTTCCCTTGTGTTCAACCTCTGGGGCAGTGTTCAGCCAGGCGAGTTGCCGGGCGTAGAGGGCGAGGCCGTCGATGCGCTCCGATTGAACGCACTCCAGCCGTTTCCCTCAACGGCAAGCTGATCGCGGATATAACCGATGCTGTCATCCGCATAGGCGGCGCGGAACATGTCCTTCTGCGAGGGGAAATCGCCGGGATAGACCCAGCCGTTGAAGGACACGGTGATCGCGACAAGGAAATCAATCTCGTCATCACGGCGATGATCGATGATCGTGCTGGCGATCCGGCGCGGGTTCTTCTCAGCGCGGGATGCCTGCTTGCGGCTGCGTTCGGCGTCAGCCTGCTGCCACGTTTTCGAACCGGGGCCGCAAAGCGTGACCGACAGGCGGTTGCCGTCATCGTCCAGCAGTGGCGCGCCTTCGCCGTCCGTCAGGTCGATTTTGGCCGTTTCGAGGGCGCGCTTCTTCGTAATATCGAACATAGTTTTTCCTTTCAGGGAAGGTTGCCCGGCCCACCGCCCTGACGGCAGGCCGGACGCAAGGGGACGAATTATTCAGGGGCGACGACGACAATGCCGTCTGTGGTCTGGTCCACGATGGTGTATTCCAGCGTAATCTGGCGGGTGGCGACGGTGTTCACGTCGCCGTAATTCTTCGGCCCGCCCATCACCAGCGCGCGGGCGTAGATGGTGCCAAGCTGGGGATGGCCGATCTTGACCGATGCCGGGTTATCCGAATTGGTCAAGGTATCGATCAGGGTCTGGCCCGCGTCGTCTGCGTCGATCCCGACCGTGATCGTCTGGCTACCGATCTGATAGCCGCCCTTGAACTTGCGGGTGCCCCGTTCCGCGATGGGGTTCCACGTTACCAGTTCATAAATCCGGCTGGGAATGTCGCCCAGGTCGCTGACCTCGCCAATGCTGGTGAAGGTCAGGGCTGCATAGCCCGCTTCGGTATAGGTCGCAGGCGCTGCCGCAGAAATGCCGAGGGTTGTCCCGGCCGACGTTGAAACCGTCATCTCAGTTCTCCATTGAAAAAGGGCTGCAAAAGCAGCCCTGCGTCATTGCCGGGAGCGGCAATCTTGTGTCAGCCAGCCTTCGCGGGCTTGGCTTCGGGCTTCTCAGCAGGCGCGCGCTCGACCATGCCGGTCGGCTCAAGGTCGTTGAACTGCTGGGCGGGCATCTGCACCTTGTCGCCCTTCTGATAGGTCTTGCCGTTCAGGGTCATGCGGCGCTTTGCAATGGTGTCGATCATCATCGTGTCTCCAGATACTTGGTGCGAAAATCCTGCGACGAGCGCCAGCCCGAATAGTCCTGATCGTAGAAATCCGGCCCGGCGCTATCTGTGTGGATCGTGACGCCGGATATGCCCGCGACTTCGGGGTTGATCTTGTCGGCGGCGGCGTGGCGAACGGCGCGCTGTAGCTGCTTCTGCTGGGGATAGTTCTGCGCGACGAATGTCACCTGCACGCGCTCAGTCACGAACCGCTGTGGGCCGGGAGACAGGATGTTCCGGTCAAGGATGGAGATGCTTTCCAGCATGACGAAGGGAAGCGCTGTGCCGAGCGGCGCGGGGCCTGCGAAGATGCGGGCCGCAGGAACAAGAGCGATCAGGTCGGCGTCCGCGACAAGCACGGACCTGACGGCCGTCACGCCGTCCATCAGGCGGCCTCACCGACTTCGACATAGGGAGCCAGCAGGCCGGTCTTGGCGTGAAGGTAAATCTGCACCTGATCGGCAAATGCCTCTATTGCCTGCTTGGCCCTGTAGTCGAGCGCAGGCCGCATGAACGGCTGCGCGCTATGGCCTGGGTGACTGATAATGCCCGATACGAAATCATCTCCGATCTTCATCACGCCAGCATTGATCGCGCCTTCGCCGGTCGCTGCTTTGCGGACGGCAACGCGGCCCTCGCCTTTGCCAGTGCTGGCGATCAGATGCGGTCGGACCCCAAATTCCTGAAAATAGGCGGTATAGGCATCATAATACTTCCGCTCATCAACATAGACCCTGATCGAGAACGTGCCGTCTTCATTCTGCCGTGCCGAGCCAACGGTAATAGCGCTTGGGATACGGCCTTTCGCTCGCAT